CCCCGGTATCGCCGCAGCACGCAAGCGCAGAGCCGCCCGTCAGTCCAAACGCCAGAGCTTCTACGGGAAGTACCGCTCTGCTAGCGAACGCCGACAGGCTCGCTCCCGAGGTGAGACACCGAAGGTCACAGCGGTTCGGGGTGGGGGCAGCAAACCCAAACAGGTCAAGGCTCGTAAGAAACCTGCCTATCGCCCATTGCCGAGTGCGGAGCGAGCCAAGTCGAAGTATCGCCCCTTGCCAAATAAGGGCAAGCTCTACCTCGGTGGTGTTGACCCTCGGATAGACCAAATCATCGGTAAGGAGTCATCCTGGCGAGTGGGTGTACGTTCTAAATCAGGCAAGTACCAAGGCCTCGGGCAGCTCGGTCCAGAAGCCCGACGCAGATATGGTCAGGTAACAGGCGACGCCGCTTCAGAGTTGAGGGCAACACGTGATTACATCACCAACGAGTACGGTCCCGGTTCTCCCAGAACCCGCATCCTTCGCCAGCGGGGGTTAGAAACCTCCGATCCCATCGAGAATGCCCTTCGCGCTCGCAAGCTTCAGGGGTGGTACTAATACCAGCCGTCAGCGAACGTCAGCGCAGATTCTTCGGAGCCGAGCTAGGCCGAAGACGCAGGGGAGAATCGACTGTCACCGGCATGAGCGAAGGTCAACTAGGTGACTTCGCCCGAAAGGGCAAGTCACAGTTGCGGAATTACAGCCGTGGGAGTACAAAGAGAGCCAAGAACCGAAGGGGGCTAAGAGGCTCAAAGCGCAGATAACCAGATGTAGCACCGGAGCGATACCGGAGGACTCCTGAGAGCGGTTGAGGAGTCCTCCGTTCTTTTGAGCCCTCCGGTATCGAAACCAAGGAGGACGCATGGAAGGTCCGGGCAAGAAGAAAGACCCGAACACCCCGCCCAAGACGAGTGCCCGCAATGCCCCCATCGTGAAGATGGGTCAGACCGAAGGCTCCAAGTACGGCCAGTCCGGTCACACCAAGCGAGGCAAGTGATGGCCGTCATCTATCTCTGTACGAAGTGCGGGTTCAGGGGCAAGGAACACGAGCTCGTCAACTCCAACTGCCCGCGCTGCGACTCAAAGGTCGCCGTAGAGGGCTCCCCAGAAGGCAAGAAGGTCGCAGAAGCCCGAGCCAAAGCAGGAACCAAAGCTTAGATGGCCGGACGCGGAACCAACGAGTCCTTCGCTGATGGGTTGGTGCGTCTGATCCAGGAGATCGCCCGCGTGAAGGTCGCTCCCGACGCCCATCTGGACTTCCTGAACCAACTGGAAGGGATCATCCTGGACTACCTCAACTCCCAGACACCCTCTCCTGGTGGTCCCAACCCCGCTCAGGAGCAGATGTCTCGAGGTCCCGCCCCCAATCCTGATATGTCCGGTGTCGGAGCCGACATCCTGGCTCAGATGGGCGCTGCGCCCGCCCCAGCCGCATGAGCGAACTCGAACAGCACTACGAGTCCTTAGAAGAGCCGGTTGAGCCTGAAGCTCCGGAGGTTGAGGAAGCTCCAGAGCCGGAACCAACCCCAGAGCCTCAGCCCGAACCCGAGTTCATCGAGTTCGGCGGCCAGAAGATCCCCGCCCAAGCCTTCCAGTCCACCAAACGCTTCATGGACTGGGTGGACCAGAACCCAGCCGTCTGGGATGACCTGGTGGCCTGGGAGAAGGGCGAGAAGATCCTGGTCCCCTCCGAGGAATACGAAGAAGTCCCGGAGACAGAAGACGAGACCTTCGACTACGACGACCCGCAATACCAAAGACTTCAACAGGAGGTTGGGGGACTCTCCCAGCGCTACGCCCAGATCGAGCAGACCCTTCAACAGCAGGTCATGCAGTCCAACTGGGACGCCATGGTCACAGGGATGGGGGCCTTCTACAAAGCCCACCCCGATCTGGGGGAGCCCGAGCTGAACAAGCTCCTGGAGTGCATCAAGGACCACCAGCTCGTAGCCGTCTATAAGGAGAAGGACCCCCACAACCCCGCAGACGTGATGCGAAGGGCCTTGGAAACGGCCTACCGCATCGAGTTCTTCGACCGCGCCCATCAAAACGGCCAGGAGCAGGTCACCAAAGACCTGGAGGCCCGCAGGAGGGCCGGCCAGACATCCTCACGTTCGGCAACAACCAACCGTACTCAACCCGTTCCGAAGGACGAACCGGGCCGCAAGGAAGGGATGCTCCAGGAACTCAAAGAGATATGGGCGGCACGCCAGTGAAACTTTGCCCGCGCTGCCAGGAGACGAAGCCCAAGAGCGAGTTCGTGAAGAACCGCTCTACTCCTGATGGAACCGCCTCTTACTGCAAGCCTTGCTTCGCGGCTTACCAGCGATCACGCCAGGACCGACCCGAGGTCAAGCAGTACTCACGCGAATGGTGGAAGAAGAACAAGGACAAGGCGAAGGTCTACCACCGCCGCGCCCAACTGAAGGCGAAGTACGGGATCTCGATCGAGGACTACGCGGAACTTCTCGAAGCGCAGAACGGCAAGTGCGCGATCTGTGAATCCGAAGGCGACAAGAGTCGCTGGGGAGTCTTGTACGTAGACCACGACCACGCAACAGGAAGAGTCAGAGCTTTGCTCTGCGGAAAGTGCAACTTCGCTGTCGGGTTGCTTGACGACGACGTACAGACGGCAAAGTCCCTCGTTTCCTACCTCGAGAGATTCCGACTCTCGCTGATTGACGGAGGTGAGCAGTAGGTGGCAACACCCATTGGCGTTAATGAGTTGAACTCGATCACCCGTCGTTGGATTTACCCGAGCGTGTTCGACCAGATCTACGGCAGCAATCCCATCTTCTACCGCCTCTACCGCTCCAACAAGAAGACGGTAAGGGGGGGTACGCAGATCGAGGTCCCCCTGCTGTACGCCCGCAACACGGCCGCAGGAAACTTCACGGGCTTCGACCTTCTGGACACCACACCCACCGACAAGGTCAAGAACGCGGCCTATGACTGGAAGCAGAAGTACGTCTCGGTCACCATCGACGGAACCACGCTCCTGAAGAACGACTCCCCGGAGTCTGCGGCCAACATCCTCAACCTGGAATGGCAGGCCGCACGTATGGAGATGGAGGACCGCCTGGGAACCGGCATCTTCTCGGACGCCGTCACAGACGCCAAGGAGATAGATGGGGTCCAGGGAGCCATCGACAACGGAACGGTAGCCGCTACCTACGGGGGTCTTGGTGCGAGGACCACGACCAACGCCTTCTGGCAGCCAAGAGCTGGGGGTCTTGACACCACGACAGCGACCCTGACGCTCAACGCCATGCAGGCGGTCTTCGGGTCGGTCACCTCGGGAGCCAGACACCCGACTCTCATCGTTACGACCCAGAACAACTACAACCGCTTCCAGTCCCTTCTCCAGGTCCAGCAACGCTTCCCCTCAGAGCCCACGGGACGCGACGAGCAGCTAGCCCAGGCCGGATTCACGAACCTGCTCTACAACAACGTCCCGATGGTCGTTGACGACCACGTGAACACCACCAGGGCTGGGACGGCAGGCGACCACATGTACTTCTTCAACGAGGACTTCATGGAGCTCGTCTGCCACCCGGGACGGGACATGGTCTTCGTGGACTTCGTCAAGCCCGCCAACCAGGACGCCTTCGTGGGACAGCTCCTCACGATGATGAACTTAGTTTTCACCAACATTCGGCTGCAAGGCCTCATGACCGCTTTGGCCGCCTGATGAGAAAGATCGCCATCGTCGGCTTCTCGGATTCCAGGAATCAGGCTCCGTATGCCGATGAGTCCTGGGAGATCTGGGGGGTCAACGACCTCTACGCCTACGTCCCGAGGGTCACCAGGATCTTCGAGATTCACCACCTGGAGGGGCTAGCTAAAAGGCGAAACCCCAATCACATCCCGTTCATGCAGCAGACCAAGATCCCCATCTACATGTGGGATGTGAATCCTCAGTTCCCGGCGTCGGTAGCCATGCCCAGAGAAGAGATCTTCGCCCGCTTCGGGATGTACTACACCTCCTCCATCGCCTGGATGCTGGCTCTGGCCATCTACGAGAACTCCTGCCAGGTCGATATCAACGGCCGGTCCCAATGGGTGGCCAACCCGGATTGTGAGATCGCGCTGTTCGGCATCGACATGCAGGCGTCGAGTGAGTACGCCTCCCAAAGGCCGGCCGTGGAGTACTACATCGGCATCGCCGAGTCGATGGGGTTCAAGGTCTACGTCCCGGACTCCTCGACGCTGTGCAAGGCCGTGTCCATCTACGGACTGACAAGCACATCGCCTCTGCGCATCAAGCTCCAGGTCCAGATCGAGCAGACCCGCGCCAAGAAGATCGAGTTCATGGGCCAGCAGAACCAGCTCATGGCCAATCTGCAACAGGTGCAGGGCGAGATCGCCAAGTGCACGGGGGCCATCGAAACCATGGAGTCCATCAAGCTCAACTGGACGATGCCCACGGATGTCGGCTACGGCCAGGAGCCCGAAGAGTCTCCAATCCGCAACTCACAGGACCGGGGCGAGCCGATGGAAGGTTCGCTGTTAGCCAAGACAGACGGCCAAGGCTCACCCGACGACGCCGTGCCCACTTCAGCCGAAGCTGTCCTTCGTCTAACCAAAACTCTAGGAGGGCCGTAGTCATCGCGGACTTAACCTCAGCTACGACCTTTACTCAGACCGTCCAGGGTGACCGCCGGGTTCTTTTCGCCGATGTGTCCTCAGCTGGGGGCTCTACGGCCGACACCGTCCTGACCCCGCACTTCCGCACCGTGCAGTCCGTGGTAGCGACCTATAGGTCTACGGCCCCCATCTTCGGGGCGGCCTGGACCTCGCTGGGTCACATCGGGGTTGAGGTCACCACGGCCGGAGGACCCTCATCCAACGCTTTCGGCATCATCATCCGCCGGTCCTCGGACGGACTGGCTCTACCGGTTCATCTTCGCCTCGTCGGGAAATAGCGCAAGCACTAGGAGAACACCATGGCATGGACAGGCGCACCAGGAATCCTCTCTAACCGCAAGGGAGCATTCGGCTACGAGATCCAAGAGAACGTCCGCGGGCATCAGACGATCCAGGCGTTCCACAACATGTCCTCGGCCAACGCCATCCCCAAGGGTGCGGCCGTGGTCCTATCGACCAACTCCACGGATGGGACAGGAGCCATCGTCACCACGGTCAACGCCTCGCCGCTCTTCGTAGGGGTGGCTCTGACCTCAGCTTCTACAGGTCAGTCCACAGACCTCGCCTCCAACGCTTCCTCGGGGGCGTGGTTCCTGGCTTGTGTTGCAGGACCGGTTGCTGGTGCGTTCCTGACTTCTGGGACGGTCAACGGTGATGTCCTGGGGACCACGAACTCCACGGTGGGATCAGCCGGTGGGGGATACCTCGGGCCGCTGGCCTCAACTCAGGTGGCGGGCTCCTACTTCGGGGTGGCTGGCTTCGCCCACACCTCGGGGACTACTGGGACTACGGGCTATCTGACCACGACCATCGTGAGGGGGGCTGTCCAGGTCAAGGCCCAGCTCATCACGGGTTCGACCCTTTGATGACGGCTCCTACTCCTGAGTCCAAGACCAAGCGCCAGGCCGCTCGTGACGCCTGGCTCAAGGCACGCTCTGAGGGCTGGGAGAAGATCCGTGCAGGGAAGACCCGCGCCGAACGTCAGGCAGCCAGAGCCGGTATCAAGACAGCCCGCGAGGCGTGGATGACGGCCCGCAACGAATACCGCACAGGCGTCGGCAAGGGACCGGTTCAGGACACGGCACGCTACAAGGCCAACCAGGTGAAACGGCAACTGCGTCAGACCAAACGAGGACTAAGGAGAGCGGTTCGTGGCTGATCTGATCCGTGTACGAAACGTCGGGAAGGCGAACCTTCGCATCGCCTACAACTCCCAGGTGACCGTCATCCCCAAAGACGGTGAAGCCTTCGTGGACCGTGAGGCCGCCTGCATCCACTTCGGGGATTGGACCCTTCGCAACCGCCCCATGTCACCGCTTCCAGAAGAGCGGGACGCCCGCCGCAACGAGTTCTACCGGCTCAAGGGGATGTACGGTGCCCACGCCGCTCTTGAATCGGATTCTCCGGGTCTTTGGGCGAAGAACCGCCCTCACGTGCAGCTCTTCGAGATGGACGGAACCCCTCTGCCTTCCGTTATCGAGGACCCCGAAGGCGAAAGCCTTACGGCTGAGGACCCGGCCGACATCAACCGCGACGATCTGATCCGAACCATGCACTCCCAGATGCAAGCCATGGCCGAACGACTCGAGGAGCTCGAGTCCTCGCCCGTCGAGGTCCCTGAGGTCCCGGAGGACACCCCCGAGCAAGCCTCCCCCAGACGGGCTAAAAGGCCCTCGGTCCAAACGCCCGACATCGCTGAGGAAGGCTAACCGTGGGGCTGCTCGGCGGCCCCGATTCGGTCGGCCAGACGGCTGAGAAGCTACGGCCCCTTGATGCCGACATCCTCAAAGCCCTAACCAAGACCGAAGAGGTCGAAGAGGAAGCCCAGGAAAAGCTGTCGGCTGAGGAAGCCGGCTACGAAACCCACGGTGACTTCCCGTTTTTGTGCGGGACGTGCATGCACTACGACGGGGAAACCATGGCTTGTGAGATCGTGGACGGCCCCTACGACGGCAAGGTCCACCCCGCCGACACCTGCGAGCGATGGGCTCCGTCCTTCAAGACCCTGGGCTATAAGCCCCCCGAGGTCCCCAAACCCGAAGAGGAGACTTCCTGATGCCCAGCTACGACAAGCACCCAACCAAGGCAGGCCGTCGTCGGCAAGCTGCTCTAGGCCGGAGGCTGGCCCGCAACCCCAAGGGCTATCAGCGTTATCTGGCTAAGACAAAGCGGGACACCACGCCCGGTGAGGTTTCAGGCGTGAAGCGTCTGTACCGTCACTTCCGCCGATCCGCCAAGCGCAAGGGTCTTCGATACGCGAGTCGTAAGTCCGGAGCCCGCTAGATGGCATCGACAGCTTCGATCTCCATCCTGTCCACCGTCACCGGGCTTCCCGAGGGTGGAACCGACTCGCTATCCATAGCGGCCTCGAACTCCTCGGCGGCCAACACCATCACCTACGTTCAGGTCACCACGGCCCAGGGGACGGCGACGACGTTCTCCATGCTGTCCTCGGCCAAGTTCGTTCTGCTCATCCCGCCATCGACAAACACCTTCCCGTATCGGCTGACGGGTTCAACGGCTGAGGTCGGCCTTCCTTTGTCCTCTGTCGATCCCGCATTCCTGTCCCTTCCGGGCGGTACGTCCTTCAACGTCTACACCACGGCCGGAACGACCTTCCAGCTTCGGGTCATCACGTATTGATGGGTGGCGATGGGCACAGCCAACATCAGCATCCGGACCACGCTGACCGATACGGCCGGGACAAGCTATGTCAACGTCATGTCGGTTACCCACTCTTCTGCCACGTTCTACGGCAAGCAGGCTCGGATCACCACATCGACCAACTTCACGTCGTTCTCCGCCAACGCCCCTCCTCGCTACATCCTCGTCATGCCAGACACCACCAACACCATGAGCTTCCACATCTCCCAGGACACCGTAGACCTGGGTCTTCGCTTCTCTTCTCAAGGACCGAACCTGCTGCCCATCGTGCTCAGCCTCCTGCCCTTTGTCGGGTTGGTGGTGTACTCCACCGAGCTCACGACCTCCTATGTGAACTGGCGTGAGCTCTAAACCCACTCATCGGGAAGCCAGGGACTACCGGGTCTGGGAGAGCGTTCACAACCAGGAGTTCGGTCCCGCCCAGCGCATCATGAAGCGCCCCGCCCGACGAAAACCTTCAACCCCCTCTAAGCGCATCTACCTAGCGGGCCGCTACATGTCCGAGAAGGCCTACAAGCGCCGTTCCCGTAAGAAGGCATCCAGGGACTACGACTCGGCCATCCGTAGCTACCTGCGGACAGGCAAGCGCAAATGAAGCGCTGCACGGTAATCGCTGAGTTGGGCCACAACCACCAGGGGTCATTGGATACGGCTCTAGAGATGATCCGTAAGGTTGCCGAATGCGGTGTGGATGCCGTGAAGCTCCAGAAGCGGGACAACAAGAGCCTCTACACCAAGCGCTTCTACGACTCCTACTACAACTCCGAGAACGCATATGGAGCCACCTACGGGGAGCACAGAGAGGCCTTGGAGTTCGGCAAGACCGAATACCAGGCCTGCAAGGACCTCACCCAAGAACTGGGGATGGTGTTCCTCGTTACGGCCTTCGACATCCCCTCGGTTGATTTCCTGAGGGAGCTGAATGTGTGCTCCATCAAGATCGCCTCGGGGTCATTGACCAACCTTCCCCTCATCTCCTATGCGGCTGATTCAGGAGCCAACCTGGTTGTCTCTACGGGGGGTGGGAGCCTCGAGGACGTAGAACGGGCCGTAGAGGCCGCAGGAAGCTGCCTGAGCGTTTTGATGCAATGCACGGCCATCTACCCCGCTCCGTATGAGACGTTGAACCTGGGGGTCATCAGGACCCTTAGAGAGCATTTCCCGGAGATTGAGATAGGGGCCTCCTTACACGACGTGGGGATTGCCATGAGCCTTGCTGCGTATCTGTTGGGGGCTACGGTCATCGAAAAGCACTTCACCCTGAATAGAACCTGGAAGGGAACCGACCACGCCTTCTCCCTGGAGCCTCAAGGCATGAAGAAACTCGTGAGGGACCTCAGGCGCGCTGAGGTCGCCGTCGGGGATGGGAGGAAGCATCGCCTGGACGAGGAGGACACCGCACTCCTCAAGATGTCGCAAGCCTGCTATTTCCGCACACGTCTAAGAGCAGGCCACGTCATGACGCCCGAAGACATCGCCTTCCTCTCACCCGGCGGCGGCCTGAACCCGTCTGCGGTTCATGAAATCATCGGCAAGACATTGGTCCGTGACGTTGAAGAAGAGGAGCTGATCTCCTTTGGTGATTTCTCGCAGGGTCGATACTTCTCAGACCATCGAGGAGTTCATCCCGATAGAGCTTGAGAGGGAGTGGGGCAAGGAGGTCATCCTAGGAGAGGGACCCGGGTACCTCGGAAAGCTCCTGCTCATGAAGAAGGGGACCAGGGGGGGACTCCAGTTCCACGTCGAGAAGGACGAGACCTTCTACCTGTCCTCAGGTGAAGCTGAGGTCGAATACGCCGAGGACGGGACCCTTCATCAGATCCTCATGACCAGAGGTATGAGCTTCCACATCCCCCCCGGTGCCATCCATCGGGTGACGGCTCTTACGAACTGCGTGTTCTTCGAGGTCTCGACGGATCACCATGAGGACCGGGTCCACGCCGAGAGCTTCTTCGGACTTCCCGAAACAGGGGGGCTGCCCGACACCTGGAGATCAGAGGACGGAGAGGTCTACGAGAAGGCGTGATACGTCGATTCCTGACCTGGCTGGTGTTCCTGTTCGTCCGGCGCTTCCGGCTGCGCGTCTACTACGGGCCTGAGGTATGACGACCCTTAAGGACCTCCGTGACGACGTGAGAAGCCACCTGGACGAGACGATCGCCGAGTTCTGGACCGAGGACGAACTGGACCGCTGGGTGTATGAGGGGCTAAGAGACGTAGCCCGTAGGACCGAATGCCTCCCGGCCACTAAAGCCATCACCCTCATCTCCAACCAGGCCGAATACGAAGCCCCTACGGACATGCTGAGAATCCACAAGGTCGAATACGTCCAGGACTCCTCTACGTCCTACCTGCTGAACTACGTCCCCTTCCACAACATCGATGACATCTGGTACCACTCCCGTCAGGTGGCGGGCTCCAACCCTCACACCTGGACGTTCTGGGGCTATCCAGGCAACGGGAAGATATACGTCTACCCTTCAACGTCATCGACGGTCAAGGATGGGCTCCTCGTCTACTACTACCGCCTGCCCAGAAAGCTCTCCTCACCTGAGGACCCCGCCGACATCCCTTCTGGGTGGGAAGACCTCATCCCTCTGTACGTCGAGGTCCTAGCCAGACGCAAAGAGTCAAAGGACACCCGCTGGAGGGACGCCCAGCTTCTCTACGAGCAGCGGTTGGAGGACATGATCCGCCATACGAGACTCCCATCAGACCAAGCTTCGTATGTGTCGATGGCCTTCACGTCCCCCACCCTCGGGGATTGGTGGTGAGATGCCTGAGCGCGTCCCTCTATCACCGACCGAGGTAGACCCCCGCACCCAAGCGGTCCTCACCCGCAACTTCCAGGAGATGGAACTTGCCCGCTTCGCCGACTACAGCATCAGGGCCACGTCCTACGTCTTCACCTCGGCTCGTTCCAACATCATGTCCCTTGATGTCGTGAAGCCCGGTAACTCCGACATGGTCATCTCGGCCGATGTGGGGTTCACCGCGTTCAACGGCATCCAGGTAACTGCCTTTATGCATCTCACCAACCCAAGTGGATCGACCATCACCCTCCCCCCGGACATGCTCTTCGAGCCGGGGTCAACCGAATGGTCGCTTCGGGCCACCTTGTCTCAGACCTACTGCACTACGGCCCCGGCGTTCATGACCCCAGGCCATTACATCGTGGCATTAGAAGGCCAGCAGACCAATAGGCCTTTAGGGACTCCGGCCACAGCCTCTGGGTCCATCGGTGGAAACCGCGCGGCCCTGACGGTGTGGATGCTGTGAGCCCTCGCCGGGTTCCCTTGTTCGGATTGGCTGCTAACACCCAGCGCAACTTCCAGGAGCTCGAGCTTGTCCCCAGAAGGTTCTCGTCTACGGCCGCCTCTTCGTATGCCATCACGACGGTCGCTACCTCTGTGGTGGGGGTCGAGGCATCTGTGTATCCGGGAACTCAGGTCGTCGTGAAAGCTAATGCTCGCATCCGTCTTTTAGGAGACACCACGGCCAGGATGTTCCTGCACACCCGATTCCCCGACGGTACGACCCAGCTCGAGGACTTCAACACAGCGGCTGGGGGAACGGCGGCGGCCGGGGTGGCCCGTGAGGGGCCAATGTCTGGGACCTGGATGCCCGACGGGCAACCAGGGCGCAACACCTACGACGTACTGCTCTCCCGCGATCCCGGAGGGGCAGGGTCGGCGCATCTGACCACGGGAGGTCTGGCCACCATCACGGTCTGGACGATCTAGATGCCCCGTCAGGTCCCCTATGTCTCCTCCCGGGAGCAACAGACCCGCAACTTCCAGGAGTTCGAGCAGCTTCCCATCGTGACCTACGAATCCAGAGGGACTTCCTTCGAGGTCCACAACGCCACGGTCACAGCTATGGAATCCACGGTGTCCATCCCCGGGGGCGCCTCGGTCTTGGTGTCCTGTGATGCCACGATGACGGTGGAGAACGGCGCTCAGATGCTCATACAGCTGGAAACGGTCCTACCCGACGGCAGCACGGTCCTCCAGCCCGGGGCCATGGTGGTGGACGCTGACCCCGGAAGGACGCTTCGGCAGGGAGCGGGCAAGACCTGGGTGCCCTCATACGGCGTCGGCAAGCACGTGTTCAGGCTTTTGGCCTCCAACGCCACCACGGGAACGACCTCCAAGGTCGGTGCCGCCAACGGCATCAATATGCTGGTCTGGGTGTCTTAGATGGCTCCCGGACCCGACGAGTTGGAATGGAAACCCCTGAAGGATTTTTCTTCCGGTTTGTGGGAGCGCGACGACGACCGTGAATGTCCCGAGAACGGCCTGCTGTTCCTCGAGGATGCCTATCCCCTCCAAGCCGGAGGACTGAGGGCCGCCCAGAGGTTCACGGCTGTAGGACAGACTGGTTTGACTACGGGCCGGGAGCTTCTAGGCCCCCAATGGATACAGAACCCGGAGGGCCTTTACTGCCTGTCGGTAGATACCGTCACGGGTGGGGTGTCGCTTCACAAGACAGCGACAACGTCTCCTCCCTTCACCACCACCTCCTGGTCAACGCTTCACTCCTGGAGTCTTGTTGACCGCATCGACGGAGGATGGCAGCTCTCCTCATTCCGCACCGATGCCGTGGGGTACAGGGGCTACTTCAACCTCTCGGTCAACCAGACCACGCCCGGAAGCTCTGTGGCGACTGCGGGTATCTGGAGGACGGACGGCTCTACGGCCACCTTCACCTACCTGGCGGCACGTCCTTTGGGGTGCTGGCCCTTTCAGGCAAGGCTCTTCACCATCGTGGACGACCAGGGGTTCAACGACAAGATCGTCTACACCGAGCCCGCCTCTCACGCCGCACCGTCTACGGCCAACATCCTCAGACCGGGGGGAGAGCGCTACGGGGGTTTGAAGTGGATGGCCACCATCCAGCCCTCCGACCTCATGACGCTGAAGTACGGCTACGGGCTGTTCCTGGTCCAAGGAGACGTGACGGGTCCTTTGACCCGAGAGCTGACCTTCGCCCAGAACGTCTCCCAGCAGTTCCCCGCTGTCACGGATCAGGGGCTTGCTTTCGTGGTTCCCGAGGATTCGGTCTACATGTGGACGGGGTCGGAGACGGTGGACGTATCGCCTTCCTTATCTGGAACCCCCATGCAGCCGTCTGTCGAGCTGGGAGCTTCCAACGGACGAACGAACAAGGGGCATATGGCCCATGCCGGTCACTTCCTCTACGCCGGGAAGGACTACGTCATGGACCTGAGAACAAGAGCGTGGTTCCGGCTTTCCTCTTTGCGTCAGAACGGGGAGGCCCACACCTTCACGGTGGCCTACGCGACGGGTTCCACCAACGGGCCGTGGATCATTGCGGGAACAGAGAACCTGACCAACGGGCAGATAACGGCGGGGACCTCACCGATGTACGAAGCAGCAGCAAACGAGGGGGAGATGACCCGAGCCTCCTCATACTCCTTCACGGTGCCACTTCTGTACCTGCCCTTCTTCTCAACGACCCTCAGGGCCATCGAGTACCACATCGAGAGCTTCACCCCCGAGGCTCAGGTCATCGTGGAGCTGACCCTTCCCGAACTGGAAGCAGGCCATCAGAGTCCAACGAAGACCCTGGAGGTTCAGACCAAGACCGTGAAGGGTGCCAGACCTCATAAGGTGCGGTTCAATGTAGGCAAGGTCAACACGGAATGGGTGAAGATCAAGACCACCATAAAGACCACCGACTCTGGGGAGGCCCCGATGTTAGAACAGGTCGTCATCGGTCTACAGCCTGGAACGAGGAACCGCGTTGGCTAGCCTCAACCTCCCCGCCCTGAACATCGGTTCTCTAGCTCTGCCCGGGACCTTCTCCCGCAAGCAGATGGCCGAAACCGAGGACGTTGACACCTCAGGTGGAGGCTCGGAGAAAGCCTACATCCAGCAGTCGTTAGCCCGAAACCTCGCTGAACTTAGGGCCAAGACCAGATGGGCCAAGGAAGACCACGACATCGCGGTCACCGAATACCGCAGGCAGCTTCCGATAACCCTGGCCGACATCAGAGATGAGGCTGCGGCCAGAGGTTCCTACGAATCCAAGGGACGCATCGAGGGAGAAGGAGAGGCCACCACCCAGACCAACCTCGCCATCTCCGAGCTCGATAGGGATTACAGCCGCTCTCAGCAGGAAGCGGCCTTCCAGGAGCGGGAGATGCGGGCACAAGCCCTAGAGGCCCTCAGAGGGGCCTCAGGGGGCTCTGGTGGGGGTTCTAGCGGAGGCGGGGGATTCCTCGAAGATCGCTCGCTATCTAAGACGGACCTCGGACAGGCCCTTAAGAAGGGCCTCATCTCTCCTGAGCAGTACCAGTCCGAACTCCAGGGGATGGGCTACTCGCCTGAGGATGCCGGGCTTCTGGCCGGGATCAACACTGGGGGTAGCGATGTCGTAGGGGCCTTGGGGATCACCGACACCCGCTCCTTCTTCAAGTCCGGAGACATCCCTTACGCCGATTACGTCGCCAACCTCAGGGCTAAAGGCAAGTCCGACGCGCAGATCGCCAACTACACCCGCCAGGACCTCGGATTGGGAACGGAGAAAATCTCTTCCGGGCGGGCCGCGAGGATGACCGAGAGCCGTAGACGAGCCATCCGGGCCAACAAGTACGGGGACCCGGACAATCCCTTCCGCTACGGCACGCAGCTTCAGTTCGCAGCCAACCTCAGGGCATCGAACCCGAACATGAGCGCGTCGGAGTGGGCGGCTTGGAACCGAGCGTGGCTGCGTCGGAAGAACTTCTCCGACGAGGACGCCCGTAAGTGGATGAAGACCAATTCCCAGCACCTGTCGGTGGTCTACAACGATGCCTTCAAGCGGAACAAAGGGAAGGCCAAGGCTCCCAGCAAGGCAACGACCAAACCAAAAACCAAACCGACGAGCAAGCCAGCTTTCAAGAACCCGCGTAACGAGAAAGCCTATCTGGCCTATAGGTCGCGCATGAAGAAGAAGGGCCGCAAGCCCGTAGGTCCGAAGACCTGGTATCAGCGCACCCACAAGAAGAAGTAGATGCCCAATCCCTATGGCGGGTCCACACCGGCTAAGCGGACCACATCTACATCCAAGACCCCGGCGAGGAAGGCCTTCAAGAACCCGAAGAACCAGAGGGCCTACGAGTCCTACGTCAGAGCCAAGAGAGCGCGTAAGGAGACACCCCGATCCGCACAGAGCTGGTGGAGAAACGTCCGCAACAAGCCCAAGGGCATCTCCAAGGTTCTCGGTTCGGTAGGCAGAGGGGTCAAGCGGGGATGGAAGGACATCTCCTCTATCGGCTCGGTGGCCGTTCGGGACGTCACCCGTCTAGGTGCCTCTGCTTTCCCTGGTGGGATGACTCCTTCTCGGGCTTGGAAGCAGTCCGAGCTCGTCCGCCCGTTGGCCAAAGAGGTTCAGGCCGTCCCGCAGCTCTTCACCCCGAAGATCGACTCGCCCGAGGAAGCCGCCTTCCGGCGTCACCCGTCCATCTCGACGTTCTCGAAGCTGCCTTTAGCTCGGTTGACTCCGGGGATGTATACGGCCGGCCAGCTCTCTCGAGGCAAGAAGGGGTTGAAGGAACTGGGAGCCCATCCCGGCTTTGCTCTGGCCGACATCGCTCCCTACTTCAAGGTGGCCCGCGCCGCCAAGCTCGGGACGAAGACCGCTAAGGTCTTGGGAGAGACTAAGGCCGGTATCCGTCTTGAATCGGTCATCGCTCCGGTTCGGGAGCACGTCTCGCTCAAGGGCGCGAAGTCTGCCGCGGAGTTCGCCATCGAAAGAAGGCGGGCTACCAAACAGGTCCACAACGCCTTAAGGGATGTCATCGATCGTCGCCCCGAGAAGCTGTCCAGAGCCGAGCGTATGGAGCTTCTGGAGCACGCGAGAACAGGCACAAGACCTACCGGCAAGCTCGAGCCCTACTTCAACGACCTGGAGCAGACCTCCCGTCGTCAGGCTCAGGCCGGCCTTGACTGGGAGATCCCCGACGAGATGGACGCCTTGTTACGAGAGAAGTCTCTGACCCGAAGGCCTACGGGCAAGGGCGAGCTGGGGCAGCAGAAGATCACCCGCACGGCCATCGAGCGCATGAAGACCGGCCTCGGCAAGAAGATCGGAGACGAGCAGGCATCAAGCGTCGTGGACGACATGGTGGCTGCCTTCCGCAACCGTCAGGCCAACCCACACCCGCAATACACCAAGGCCTGGAACAACCTGACTCGGGGCTACCGGCAATCCCGCCGCTCTCTGGAGCAGTCCATGAAGCTGTATCCCGAGCCGGCCACGGGGGATGTCGTCAGCTGGGCGGAGAGGCAGAACATCTTCCGCTCCATGCAGCGCCTTCAGAAGCAGCGCCCGAAGTCAAACGCCAACGCTGGCTTAGCCAAGATCGTGGACTACTACGAAGCCGTCAGGCACAACCCCCCAGCTAAATGGCGCTACCTCACCCGCGAGGCGACTGAGGCAGCCGACGCCGTTCTGGCTCAAGCCGATGCTGTTCCTGGTTTGGGGCCGGGGTGGGCACGCAACCAGATCGCGGACATCGTCAACGACGCGGAGGCCAACATCTTCGCCCTCCAGGCCAAGGGCATCGAGCCCGTCTACCTGCCGTCAAGAGCCGTGTCCGTTGGAGAAGGAGCTTTAGAGCCTCGGGTAGGGACCTCCTTCGGTCAGGTCGCAGCACGCAAGGCTCACACCGGAGCGGCTGAGTTCTACTCCGACGACGCACCCCACGTCCTGCTCCTCGATTCCCAGGCTGAGCTGGCTGTCAGGGACACATCTCTTAAAGCTTTAGGGAGGGTCTACGAGCGGGAGGGCTCCACCTTCGACACCGAGGTCCAGAAGCTCATAGACGCGGGGATGGATGCCACCAAAGCCAACGAGGCCATCCGGCGCAGCTTCCAGACCTTCGACTACCAGAGAGGCAAGCTGGTCTTCTCAGAACCTTCACCCGGAGATGTGGTCCTTCCTAGGTACGTGACCAAGGCCGTGCGCTTCTACACCGAGCCGGCCATGTCCAAGGGCCAGCGGTTCCTCCAGATATGGATGATCCCTACTCTGGCTTTGTCCCCGGTCTTCCAGGCCAACAACATCCTCGGCGGGTCTATGGCCACGGCCCTGCGGACATCTCTGAACCCGCGTCTGTTCAGAGATGTCGTTGATGCGTGGAGAGCAGCCATGAAGGGGGAGTCGCTATTCCCTGAGCTCCCGGCTGGCTTCGGGTTCGCTCCCCGGTTGGGGAAATGGATGGACCTCAAGGACGAGCTACGGGCCTCGTTCATCCACGGTCAGGGCCTAAAAGCTGTCGCTTCCAAGCTCAATCCGGTTCGTCTTGCCGACCGGGCCAACCACTTCATGGACCAGTTCTACCGGGACTTCATCACCCTCAACAAGCTCTCGTCGGGGAGGTCCTTGGACGAAGCCCTCATGGCCGGTCGTCGTCTCATGCAGGACTGGGACTCCATGACGGCCGTCGAGAGGGAGTGGATCTCCCGGATCATCCCGTTCTGGTCCTGGAAGCGGTCCCTCATCCGAACCGCTCTGACCTACCCCATGGACCACCCGCTACGGACATCGGTCCTGAACTGGGCGGCACGAGAAGAGGCCTCCCGCAAGGAGGCATCGGCCTTCCTGGACGCCATGCTGGCGAACTGGATGCCCCTCACCAACCCAGACTCCAAGGGCTTTCGCCTGTACCTGTCCTTACGAGGGATGAACCCCTACGCGGACTACGCCAATATGGGCACGGTTGCAGGGTGGGTGCAATCCTCACATCCCTTGTTCCAGGCGGCTCTTCGCTTTTTCGGGGTGGACACCTTCGCCGGTGGGATCCCCGACTGGGACCCCGACCGCCAGCTCATAACCGACCCCGAGACGGGATTCAGCTACCGGGCCACCGATCCCAGAGCCATAGCAGAACTCATCCCTCAGGCCAGAGCCGCCCTCATGGCCGGAGAGGACATAGACGACACCACCCTCAGGGGCGTCGTCGACTGGCTAGAGAAGTATGGAGCGGCCGCACGTCTGGTCCCCGGCATGCGGTACTGGAACCTCTCGGAGAAGCAGCGCAAATACCTGGAGCGGCGGGCGAGAGCTAAAGCACTACGGGAAGGGGAGGTCACGCAGTTCCTCGCACCGGCAAAGGGAGCATCCCGTAAGAGCCTTGAATCCCGTGGGGTACTCAAGCCCCGCAAGAAGAAGGCGAGCACCCGTTCAAGCGGAGGGATCAACCCCTATTGATCACCCGCCTGGACTACGAGCCCATCGAACTCCTTCTCCACGCCGAGACTGAAGTCGAGCAGACCCTTCGTGCTGGAGCAGTAAAGAAAGAGCCAGAGACTGTGGAGTTCATCGAGTCCATCCCGAAAGGCTCTGCGTTCTACGACGTGGGGGCGAATGTGGGCAGCTATACCCTCATCGCCTGCGCTCTAGGTCTTCAGGTGGTGGCCTTCGAGCCCTCCGCTCCCAACTTCATCAGGCTGAGGGAGAACCTAGCCCTGAACTCGCTCGAAGCTTTTCTGGTCCCCGATCCGCTGTGGGATACGACCGAGGTCATCGAGTTCGTGTATTCGTCACGAGCAGCCGGCTCGGCCCTTCACTCCATAGGCGGTGAGGGTACTGACCGGGAAAGGGTTCTGGTCCATCCCCTGGACTGGTGGGTCTTCCATCAGCGAGAGGGTCTAGAGAAGGCCGATGCGGCACTTCCTATACCTGAGTACCTGAAGATCGACACCGACGGCTACGAGGACAAGGTTCTACAGGGGGCCGAGAAGACCCTGAGGACGGTCAAAGCCCTACAGGTGGAAACCGACGACACCAAACCAGATGTGAGACAGCGGGTATATGCCTTGCTACAAGATGCTGGGTTCACAGCAGACAAGGTCAGCCGCCATCACGAGGGTCCCATCTGCAACGTACTCTTCGTCAGGTGAACGCCGGGTGAGGGGCCATTGGGGAACGACCATCCCGCAGCTCATCGTGACCATCGCGCTTCTCATCTTCGCCTACATGCTCTTTGTACGAGGGGAGAAGACCATCGCTACCGTCGTGACCACGGCCGCTACGACCCATTGGCTAAGGGAGTCGGTGGAGATGCGCAAGGAAGAGGAAGCCGTACAAAGACGCAACGGGGGGCGGAACTCAGACCACGACGCTAGGCCTTAGGCGAGTGGCCGTCACAGTACGTAACGTCGCTGGGGCTCGGGCTTCAGCTGGTCGATCACGAACTCGTCCAGCGCGAGAGTGACCCGCTGGCCAGACTGCCTGTCTGTGACACGTACGTGCGACGCCGTCCACGCCTCATCAAGCTTTTGCTTCTCTTCTGGGGTCAACTCATCCTCCTCGTCTACAACGGTTCCCGCTCCCTTGAGATTCAGCCCCACGTGGACGTGGTCGTAGTGGTCCCGCTTCGTGCGGGGATAGACGGACCAACGTCCGAATCCCCACTGACCGTCTCGGAAGATGACGCTCTGTATGCCGTAACGGTCGGCGTTCTCGATGCACCAGTAGAAGGTGTTCCAACCCTTGTTGACATCCGTCGTGAAGAGGTCGATCCCCCGGCACTCACAGTGCTCGGAGCGGGTTTGATTACACCTGCTCCTGTCTCTGATGACCTCGGTACGGGTGTAGCCGAACTTGTTGGCTACGAGTTGGCGGAAGGATTGGGTGCCTGAGGGGATCTTGGAGGTGTACCGACCGGAGGGGGGGTCGTAGTGAGGCACCTACTCGGATTCTCTCTTGAACACCATCGCCGCATAGGCCAGCAGGCGTTTGGTGGTGACAGCGCGCTGTAGGGCAGGGTCCTGAAGCCCGTACAGGTAGGAGGACTTGCCGATCTGGGAGTCGGGGGAGACGGTGACCTTGACCCTCTGACCTTCTGCGTAACCAATCCAGTATTCAAGACAGGCCTTCTGGTCCATCCACTCTGATGGTGAGTCCATGTTCATCCCAGCGATGAAGAGTTCGCTCACGCCTTCGTACAGAGCATGAGCCACCATCCAAGCTACGGAGTTGGTGAAGTAGGGGCGGGGACACCAGCGGATCAGTTCTTCGAGTGGGAAGGCCTTGACCCGAGGGCCTAACTCTTTGCGAGGGTGAAGTGACCAAACCTGCTCTGCCGTCTTGAACTGTTCGGCCCATTCTCCGTGCCTCGGATCACGGTCGCGGTCTGGTGAGGCCAGTTGGTCCTTGGAGTGCAATTCATAGAGCCGGTCGGGGTCCCGTGAGATTCCCACCCCACAGTTGTTCAGAGTCCAGAACTCGAAGTCCTCCATGGTTTCAACAGCGTTGGACCACCAATCCCATGCACAACCGATGACAGCGACCTTGCGGGACAGCTTCTGCTTCTTCTTTGTCATTCCGTAGCGCAGTCGTCACAACACCAGGTGCCGTTGACGAGGTAGACGATCTCACCGGATTCGATAGGCCATGAACAGCAGGGGCAGGAGGTATGGACCTCAGCTAGAGCGTCGGGGTAGTCAGGCAGGATCACGGTAGACCCTCGATGGTGTGTGCGGTCTATCCGTGTAGTCCTCACCTGTTCTCCTCTCTAGCTCTGCCCATAGAGTCTCCGCTGTCTTCCTCCACCACATGGCCTCATCTACAAGCCAGAAGCAGGTGACCAACAACGGCAGGCTGATGATCGCAGCCCCTACCGTCAGCCATGCATGCCAGCTCATCTTCCTCCGATCTTCTTGGCCACCCACAAGGTGACCTCTCCGCAACCTGTGCACAGACCTCTGGCCAAGGGTTCATCTTCTGAGGGTTTGTCGGTAAAGGGCACGAAGACCTCACGCATCACGTAACCGCACCGTATGCAGGTGATGGCTGAGTTCTGTTTCTTCGTGACCCGATGCTGTTTCATCTAACCCCTTCCCGGATTCCAAGAGCCGGTGCAGAAGGTTTACGAGTCTCGGCCTGACGATTGAAGGCAGCCGCCATCTTCTCGACCTCTCCTTGCCTGGGGGTCAAGCTGTGCGCACTATGACTGAGGGATGGTTTCCCGCCGCCTCGGGATGCGATTTAGCGCCTTACCGAGCCGACCTACTGCCCGACACCTGTACGACTGGGACCTGTCCCTACATGTTGGTCTTCCCGTCTTTCCTTTCACCGGTATGCAGAGCTTGAGTTCTGAGATCGCGGATTGAGCCCACGAAGCGGATGATGTACCGCTTGGGCTGTGGAGAACAAGGGGGGAAACGTGTGGATTGGTGGGGGGTCTTGCGGGGGTTGGCAGTGGCGGTTAATGTCGTCATTGTGATTACGTCGCTGTAACTCTACGTCATGGACTTGACGGCAGTCAAGACCCGTAGAGGAGAGTATGCAGAAGGCCCCCGCTGCCCCCAGCTAAGGGGGCCTTCTGCATTTAACGGGACAGAACGGACTGACAGGACGTATCCGCAGGTCGGGTTGTGTTTTTCTTCGGAGCTGCTTCAATGATTCGTAACGAAAGGGGGCAGCATGCCGAAGAAGCTGGACCTGAAGGAGATTCCGCCCGTATCGACCACCCGGTTCGAGGAGCGGTACTCCATAGACGAGTACCTAGACGGGTCGGTGTGGGAGTTCGTGCAGGGAGATGACTTTGAGGTGAAGCCATCGACCTTCTACCAGAACCTGAGGACCTACGCCAAGCGGCGGGGGATCGAGCTCGAGGTCCGCCAACGGGGCGAGAAGATTCTCCTGCAATACACTGGGAACTCGAAGCGATAGAAGACCTTCACCCGGTCAACATTGTCTTTGCTGTCCTTCTAGGCGTTGCCTCAACGATCTGGACAGGATGGGCGGTGGTTGTCGCCTTTCAAGGTGGGAAACTGCCGCTGCTGCCTTGGCACATCGAAGGCGGAGTCGTTGCCGGGCTGACGTTCATGTTCTTCGGGGTTCCCCTCATGCTGTCTGTGGCATACGTAGCGTCGCTCATCTTGGCGGCTCCGTTGCTCTGGCTTCTGCGGAAGCGTTAAGCGGGTTGTTTCGGGGCCAGATGGCGGTACAGGTACAGATCGGTGGCTTGCCCCAAACTCTCCAACAACTTGCCCAACCGTTCGATGATGTCGGCTGCGTGCCAGTCGCAGAGTTCGTAGCGGATGCTTGTGCGGGAGTTCGGCTCACGAGCACGGGTGATGAGGCAGCGGTATTCGGCTCGGCTCCCACACCAGATGCAGGATCGGTCCTTGCCCGGCACAGGGTAGAAATACCCAGGGGAAAACTAAGCGGCGGCCTTGCGGAAAACGTTACAGAACGAGGAATCTTCGGAGTTATAGGCCTCCGGTGCGATGAGTTCCAGCCGCATGCCGATGCGTCCGTAAGGCAGCGGCCTCCACGCTAAATCCACGAACTCGCTGATCTTCCGTTTCTCCCAGCCCAAAGCGTGGGCGATCTTGCAGAAGTTGTGGAAGAGCGGGATGCGCGTTCCCGCTTCGATCAACGACACGGCAGAAGGTGATACGTCGGCACGTCCCGCGAGCTCGAGCTGGGTCCAGCCTTTGGTTTCGCGCTCGCTCGCGATCATCTGCCCGAGACGACGGGCGATAGCCATGTCCAGTTCGGTTGTCGCCATTCGCTGCCCCCTTTAGTCCTCACGAGTGTAGGCGTCGCTGCACGTCAAGACAAGTTTTGCGAAAGGATTGCGTTCTGTCATTACTTCGCACTAACATGTTGCCCGATGAGGCATGGAACGCGGGCGAAATACGTGAACGAGGCCTGTCGCTGCAAGCGTTGTGTGAAGGCGAACTCCGAATACCACCGGACCTACCGCCGCAAGAACGGGAAGAAGAAGTGACCTACGAACAGCTCAAAGCCGAACGCTTCGGAGAGCCAGAAAAACCCCTCTGGGCCATCTACGCAGAAGTCATGGAAACCAAACCAGAACGAAAGGTCTGCTTCTACCTGGAGAAGGTCTGTAAGGAGTTCTCCGAGGTCCTGGACTACATGCACCCACGTAAGGGCTCCTACGAGTACGTCATCCGCAGGGTGGCCTCAGAAGCCGACGCAAGAGCGTTGGAGATACGCCCCAAGCATTGGACCGAGAGCTTCTGGGACTTCAGAGAAGCAGCATGGCAGCGCGCCGAATACGAACAGGAGACGGGATGAAGACTGCTGCTGAGCGTCTTCGAGAACTCGAAGCCCTAGCACGTCCTACGGGTGGTGTGAGCTACGCCGAAGCTTCTCGAGAGCGATTCCGCCTAATGGAAGCTCTAGGAAGGCGAGCGTTCGCGGCGATGTGGGATGAGAACTGTTGGCCGGATTGGTCGAAGCAAGTTATCGACGAAAGGGGATTGAAGACGCGATGAGTAAGGAGGGAGAGGTGTGGGCGCTTTCAGGCCTTCTGGCAAGGAACATGGAGACGCCACCTACAGGCCGACTTGAACCAGGTGCTGGGACAGGCTGGTGGGTTCAGAACATTGAGGAGTTCGCACGGGTGTTGATAGCTGAGGGAGTGCATCTTTCTTCTGAGCGGATAGAGCAGGTGCTTGCTGAATGACCACCCCCAAAGACAGGGATATCCGGGCTCAGGCTGCAATCCGTTCAGCCGCCATCCTCTTCCAGCAGGGGGCCGGCAACGCAGCAGACGTCCTCGAGGCTGCAACAGCCTTCTACGAATGGGTCCGGCAGAGGTCCGGTGAAGAGCTCCCTTTCCCGACGGAGGTAGTGAACGTCCTACCGGATCCGACCTCGTGTCCGGTCTGTCACGGGGAGATCTGGAGCAATGTCGAGGCGAACAAGGAACGCATCAAGGCTGGGAAGAAGCCGATGCCGGAGTTCAAGTGCAAGGACACGAAGTGCGGATGGCTGCAATGGCCCCAAGACCAGCAATCTCAAAAGAGCGCCTGATGGCAAAGATGGCCGAGATGCTGAAAGAGGCCGGGATTGAGTGAATCGCTTCGGGCCTTCATTTGGTTGCTTATCATTTTCTCCGTCTTTAGCCTTTCCTGTTTAGGTGTGTGGGAGCTGTCGCGGCATATCGCCGAAGGGATGTGTCGATGACTGAACTCACCATCCCCACCGTCCAACAAGCCCTCATGCGCCTCTCAAAAGCTATGGCCACCACCCAAGGAGAGTTGTCCATCCAGACCGTCAAAGCTGTAGAGGCTGACCACGCCTACAGACTGGCTCGACTCACGGCCATGGCCCGGTCCCAAGAGAAGACCCAGGGCATGAGAGAGGCCGAAGCCGAACTCGCTTCTCTGGACCAAAGACGTGAAGCCAAGCTTGCAGAGGGCCGTAAGGACGCCACCCTCGAACGCCTAAGGTCTGTCCGCTCGGAGATGCAAGCCTGGCAGGCCCTGGCCTACGTTCTGAGAAGCGAGATGGAGCTTGCCCGTGGCTGACGAATCATCGGGGGTTTGGGTGTGGGTAGCAACTGGGGTTATCCTTGCATTCCTTGCCGGGAACGCCCTGGGTTCAATTCACAACGACCTAACCGCCCTTGAACGGTGTGTCACGCAACGCAGAACAACGGTTTGCGAATCCTGGAAACCGAAGGAATTACCCAAGCTGAAGCTTCCCGGTGGTGGATACCTGCGGCTCGCACCATGAATAGATTGACACCTGTCACGAAGCTATCTAAGGTTTCCCGACGCCTCCGCGTCCCGTCCCATGAACCCAACCCCCGTCCTGATAACCCTATGGCTCCTGATAGCTGGGACCCTCGGGTCATTGATATCCCAACCCTCAAGGCCTGCCGAAGCCGCCACCCTTCCTCGAATCCCCTCAGGCCCCCAGGAACCCTCCCCCACGCCCTCAAAGACTCCGGAGGTTACCCCGAAGCCCAAACCCCCTCCCAAGCCCACACAGAGCCCCACACCGGCTCCTACGCCGAAGCCGGTGCAGCAGCGGATCAGGGACACCTGGCCCGGACCCCAACAGGGAAAGCCGGCCACCGATGACGAAGCCGTTGAGGTCGTGGGCTGTGAGACCGGCGATACCTACGACTTCGCCATACATTCCCGGAACGGTTCTTTCCATGGAGGGTGGCAGTTCCGCATCTCCACCTGGCGGGGAGTTGGTGGAGCAGGTGACCCGCATGCAGCAAGCGTCGAAGAACAGACACGAAGAGCATGGGCTCTGTACTCCAGAGATGGATGGGGTCCCTGGCCCCACTGCGGTCGCAGGCGGTACGGAGCTTGGTGATTGTGCTCTTTGTTCTGAACCCGTAGACCTCTCACCCCGCTCCAGGTTCTACAGAGAAGAGGTCGGCTGGTCCCTTCCCCGCTCAGAAGGTGGAACCAACTCCCTTCGCAACAAGAGATTCACCGGACGGGTAGCCCATGAGTTCTGTGTGAAGCATGGATCGAAGGGATTGCTGTGACGGGCCGACTCATAAAGACGAGCAAAAAACGGCACTACTGCACCCTTCCTGGTTGGTGGAAACGCTGGAGATTGGGGGTTCAGGCGGGCGATGTCTGGGAGTGTGAATGTGGTCGCCGGTACGTATCTGCCTGGTTCACCACCGACATGGGAACGATTCACACCTGGGTCGATGAGCACGGCCAGAGGGTTTTTAGCTGGCAGGTGCCGGTGCATGAAACGAACAGCGGCCGACCGTAGATGGTCCAAGATGATCCGAGAGCGAGCGGGATACCGCTGCCAGAGATGCGGAACCCAACACACCGAGGATTCAAAGGGTCTTCACGGGGCGCATTTGTTCTCTCGGGCAATTCTTCGGACACGCCTGGACCCCGACAACGGATTGGCCATGTGTTACGGCTGCCATCGCGTCATCGACAAAGAAAAAGAAGAAAAAGAACGCCTAGCACGTATGTATCTCGGAGACGAAAGATACGAAGCACTGATGCTCAGAGCCCATAAGCCCAACAAGACGACATCGGTACGGATGCCGGTGTCAGCCCGTCCCGGTTTCAAGCAAACGCCCAAGCCTGGCCGGGGCGGGAGCATTTCCCATGGCGACCACAGGACTGTGACCGGGGGTCAGTTGTGAGCACCCGGACCGCCGTTTGCAGTGCTTCAGACACCGAAGCGTGGAAAGGCCCGCTCATGAACGGTAAGGCTCGGTGCGTTGTCTGCGGTCACATGATCCCGGTGAGAGAGGCTAAGGGATTTCTCCGGTGCCATTGGACGCGCGGCTCTCTTGATTGGCACACACCCGAAGGGGGATGTGCGTGACTTATCGGACCATCGTTGCTGATCCTCCGTGGACGCCTGAACTCGGAAAGACCTGGGTGGGTTCGGAGAACGGGCAGCGCCGAGGGGCACCACAGGCGCAGTACGCCACGATGGACCTTGCGGCAATCAAAGCACTTGCCGTCCCTGCCGAGGACCAGGCGCATCTCTATATCTGGGCACTCTCGCAGCACGTCGATTGGGCCTACGAAGTTGCTCGAGCCTGGGGGTTCAATCCCACGGTGTTATTCACCTGGCGCAAACCGGGGCTCGGGACGGGACGGTTCCGCTGCAACACCGAACACTTCTTGCTCGCCCGTAAGGGATCGCGGCACGGTAACCCGTACGGGCAAGGAGGCCGACTACAACAAGCCTCAGAGGGAACGTGCTTCGACTGGCCGAGAGGCAAGCACAGTGAGAAGCCCGATGCTTTCTATGACCTCGTAGAACGCATCAGCCCCGCTCCGTACGTCGAACTGTTCTCACGGCGTAGCCGTCTGGGATGGGACTACCAATGGCACGACGGCGATTTGGTGGCGACCAATGACCGTTGACTTCGATGTGTACCAGATGCCAGAACGCCTCGGGGGAGATTGGGCGTTCCGTATCGGCTTCCCCCTCATGCTGATCTCAGACGGCTACGAAAGCGAGCAGGCGGCGCGTGAGGCTGCATTGGCAAGGGTTGCGGCACACGAGTCCCAAGGAACTGTGACGGAGGGTCAGTCGTGACCGTCACGCCGCCCCTTGGGCCAGTCGAGGACGGAATCGTCATCGCAAGTACAGGGACGTGCGGGCGCGCTATCGGTGGGTGGGGCAAGCTCTGCGGTGCTCCTGCGAAGTGGCACATCATCTGGGATCTCGACACCGAGAACGGACTCGCGTGCGACGAGCACGCTGACGAGGCTCGGAGCCTGTGGTGTCCGATTCAGGTTCACGAGCGTGGCCCTGATTGCGCCATGCCAGGTTCGATGTGGATCGAGGAAGAAAGGCGCTGTGTCACCGAGGGGACCGAGCACGGCGACCTCACTTCCGTTGTGTCCAAGAGGACGGACACCTAATGGCGCATCAGCCTGGTCCCTGGACGCTGCGACGAGGCCCCACCGGCTTAGGAGTCGATATTCGTGCCGCCGATGGTTCCGATGTGCAGCTCTACGCGCCGAAGAACATGCCGCTTGTCGCAGCCGCGCCTGAGCTCCTTGCGGCGGCTAAGGAGGCGCTCGACCTCGTTACCAATGCTCCCGGCAACTGGCCGGACGGTGTGCGCGAAATGCTCGGGCGCGCAATCACGAAAGCAGAGGAGCCATCCGGGCATGGGAAGCCGTCACATGAGTCGCAGACCGATGCCACCTAGGGAGTGGATGATGGTGCAGTCACAGGGCCGAACGACGGTCGGCTGGATACCGCGTGACGTGGCCGAGCGAATCGGCGTGGACTGTTCTGCGCTTGACAAGCGCGTGAAGAACTTCGCGGGGCGTGAGGTTCAAGGCACTGTTTGGATTCGGAGCGACCACGCCGCTGCCATCCGTAACCATCGGGAGTTCCTTGTCGGGAGCGACCCGCGGGCGGCACATGACTCAGCGAGTGATGCCACATGAGTCGTGTGTCCGACGATTGGGATGACTACGACCCCCTGGCCGATGGTCGCTGGCGGCGGAACTCGGTGACGACACTCAAGAGCAAGCGCGGTCAGAAGGCGCTGCGTGAGATCGAAGCCGCGCTCCTGGCTTTGCCCGAACCGAAGCTGGCCTACGAGACGTTTCACAAGGTCGAACAGGACGACAGCGGCCGGGAGCGGGTCGAGTGCTGCGTCCTGGGGGCGTTCGCCCGTCACAAGGGCGTCGTTGGTGAGCTACCGGAGTACGTCAACGGCGACGAATACGGACCCGGCGATCCGGCTGACCAGGCGTCGTGGGCCGAGGAGCACCTGGGCCTAGCGTTCACCCTCGCCTGGAATCTCATCGCGCTCAACGACGACGACTACGAGAGCGAGACGGATGAGCAGCGATACGAGCGGGTGTTGGCCTACGTTCGGAAGCACATGGCACATGACGAACGCTCCGCAGACGAGGAGGGGCACATGACGTGGGCTGTGATCGCGCGCAAGAAGCCGGTCGAAGTCGAGGCCATGCGGGTCGGAGTGGCCCCGACCCTAGACATCGTGACGTGGATGGACGGGCAGGCTGACTTTCGGACCGAGACGCATCCGACCAACTGGCATCAGGACGTTATCTACATCAAGACCCTCGAAGGTGAGATGCGGGCTGATCCCGGCGACTGGATCATCAAGGGCGTGAAAGGCGAGTTCTACCCATGCAAGCCTGACATCTTCGAGGCCACCTACGACGTGGTAAGCACGACGGCGAGCGAGGAGGGGCGATGAGTGTCTACATCTGGCACGCAGTATCAACGTTCCTGCTTGGGTTAGGGCTGTCGTCTGTGGTGTTCGGGGTGTTGCTGCATCCCATCTCTCATAGCTCTTTTCATGTCTGGCAGGCCATCGGTGGAGGCGTAGCCGCCCTATTAGCGATTGCGATGAAGGTCAAGCTGGCATCTGACAGGGCAGGGACGGACGCATGACGGACGGATTCCTTGATGTTCGCTACGTCGGCCTCTTACAAGCGGCCCGTCGCCTGAACTTGAGTGAGGCCAGTTTGCTTCGAGCAGTGGAGGACCCGATCGTTCGAGAGAACATTCGTCGCCTCAAGGCGGCGATCAATGCTTTCGATTCAGCCAGAGCAGCGCCTGCGGACGCTCATACGAAGGACCCAGACGGTCAGCCAGGAGCCCCTGGTTCCAAAGGCGCGTCTGGGTCCGCGTCCGTCCTCACCATGTCATCTGCCGAGGGGGACTGAATGACGAAGTTCATCTGCCGCACCTGCGGGGGAACCGGCGAGGTCGAGCGGGGCGACCCGATCCAGACGCCTCCACGAATCGTCCAGGACCCCGGCGTGGTGGGGGGTGTTCCCCGTATCGACGGCACCCGCATCCCTGTAGCGAGCATCAAGGCGCTCGCTAGAGAACGCGGGCTGACGGTGGGCGACATCGAATATCTGTACCCCGACCTCACAAGCGCCCACATCCAGCTCGCGCTGGCATGGGATCAGCAGTCCGATGCGGGGGAACGATGAAAGGGACGTGGGGTGACGACAGCCGGATCGGGCGGCTGGAACGTCGGGTGGAGTCTGTTCTTGACGCGCGTGAGGCACTGAAGGCATGGGACCACTGATGCTTAGCCCCGGTGGATATCAGGGCAGCCGCGCTGAGAACGTGGCGCTTGTCCAAGAGTTTGATCGTGCGTTCAAGGCCGAAGTTGAGCGCCAGTCCCGCAAGCTTGCCGCTGAGATTGAGCGTCAGTTCTTGACGGACCTGTTCGCGTCCGATGACCACAACACCGATGCCTGAATACCTGGTCCTCATCCCAGCTCGAGCCGGCTCCCAACGTCTCCCAGGTAAGAACTGGAGAGAGCTAGCCGGCAAGCCCCTCATCTCCTGGACCGTAGAGGTCGCCAAAGAGGTCTTCGACCCCGAAACGGTTTTCGTTATCACCGACTCCAAGGAATGCTCAGCCATCGCCAAGGACCTAGGAGTGGAATGGCTCCCTCAAGACCCGAAGTCTGCTGTAGAGGACCTAGGGGACTTCTACTGGGTGAGGACCACGCTTCAAGCCCTCCAGGTTCCGGGGAGATACGACATCGTCCTCCTACGGCCTACAAGCCCCTTCAGAGGCCCTGAGACGATCCGTAGGGCCTTACGGCAGTGGGAAGCCTGCCAGCCCTTAGACAGCCTCAGAGCGGTTCGTAGGGCCTCTGAGCACGCTTACAAGCAGTGGGTGCTGGAGGACTGGATAGCGACGGGCGGATTGGAGGTCCTTGAGTGGGGCTCGTATGAAGAAGGGCCGATCGTGACAGGGGGCACGCGAGGAGAAGTCTTCCCCACCATGGACCCCATCACCACAGTCTCAGCGAAGAAGCACCTCTACGAGAAGCCCACGCAGTCTCTTCAGGACGCATACATCCAGACCGGAGCCCTAGAGATATTCAGAGCCGAATCCTTCTACCGAACTGGGACATTAGCTGGGGATCGTATCGGTATGTTTCTCACAGAGGGCAAAGACGCCCTGGATATCAATGATGAGCAGGACTGGGAGAAGGCAGAGGGAAGACATGAGTGACGCAACACTGGCAACACGTGTCCAGTCCGCAATAGAGCAGGAATATCACCCGACAGGCGAACCGGGTTTTAAGGCCGATGAAGCTAGCTATCTTGCTCGCCGTGCAGCGGGGGCTGTTATGAGTCTCCTAAGCAAGGGTGTATCCCATGGATGTTTTGCCGAAGGGGTTCTCGATGCTGCTCGCGCATTGCTTGACCACGACGCCTCAGGTGCAGATGGAGTCGGAACCTGTGAGAACTGTGCCGATCTTGATGGCCCGATGTGCGAGGCGATGGGTGTTCTTTGGCGTGACCTCCGACAGGCGGTGTTAGCAGCGGATTCAGCAAGGATGGATAGCCAAATCTTCTGACAAACAGAAACCCTAGCCTCAAACCTCGAAGCTAGGGCTCACGAGGTTGTGTAGGGCGGTTTGCAGACGGTCTAGTAGTGCTTGCGTTTCCTCGTCGTGGGCTTCACCCTCGAAACGATCCCAGACATCTGCTGCTGCGGTGCAGAGATCACCCGCGATACTGGCTTGCAAGGATTTATAGGCACGGACGCCCGTCATCGTCTTAGCTCCTCGCTCGTCGCAATGAGCGATGTAGAGCCGTGCTGCCCTTAGGATGTTCCGATGCATACCGCGACTATACAGGTTGACAGCTGTCATGTCAATAGGTAGCGTACAATCCATGACCCCAGCCGACAGACTCCTCCAAGCCCATAAAGCCAGGGCTAGATCCCTACGCCAGCTCTACGACGCAGTGCTCAGAGCTCGAGAGGCCGGCCTATCCCTAGCTGATATAGGTAAGGCTCTAGGTATCTCTAGGTCAGGAGCCCAGCAGCTGGTCAAGAGAGCCATGAGGCAGTACCCCACCCCTGCCTAGATCAAGCTTCATCCCTCATCCTCTGGTAGTCGCGTCCTCACCAACTCGTGTCAACTCCAAGGGACTCCTAGGTTCTACAGGAGAGTTCGCCAGAACTTGAACCCAGTACTGATTTTCCGTTATGCAGCGACTACAATCAGCTCATGCTCTACCTGGTTGTAGGCCTTGTGCTCATACAGAGCTTGCTTTGGGGTTTTCTTCTTTTCTTCTCCCTCAAAAGGCTTGTTGACCTGCAACTATCCGTGGTGGAGAGGACGGCTGAGGCTATCGCTTACCCGGGGTCTTACAAGCAGTCAAACCCCGAAGAGACACCTTCCACGGAAGCCCTGTCCGACGATCTGACGGCGGAGCCGGAACTGCCGAACTGGCTGGACGAGGACCCCTTCGATACCACGGTTCAGGGGTTGAGGCCTCATGAAATACCACGCTGAGTTGAAGTCCTCACCGGCCGGATACCCGTTTCTGCCACGGAGCGTGGGATTTGGACCCTACTGAACCCCTTCTCTGCCCCAAATGCGGGAAGAAGCCCTACGCCTCGCCGGGTCAGACCTGCGACGAATGCCAGCGGATCGCCTCCCGTCAGGGGATGCAGAAGCACCGCAGCGCCCCGGCTCCCAAAGGCAAGCTGCCCACAGATCGAAGCCTGGAATACCTGAGGAAGCTGGCCCGCCGTAACGCCCGATGGCTTTTGGAGTCACCCGATACCCCCGCCCACATCCGCTCTCAGCTCATCCGGGTCATATTGACCCTGAGCCCCGATGCCGACGACTTCGACGCCGACGGGGCTGCCGACATCCTCAAGCTGGTGAAGAACGATTCGAAAGGGGATCGGTAATGACGGAAAGGCTTGCCGACCTTATGGATATCTACAAGTCGCACTCCCATCGCCTGTGGGCTCTACGTGACTTCACTCGGGATTGTTACGAAGTTGGAGATCGAGCAGCTTGGAACTGGGCTCAGGAGAAGAAGGCAGAAGCTAAGGACTCTAGGGCTGGTATGGACGGCTGACCTACGACCTGACGCCTCTGTTGAGGCAGCTCTACATCACCACCAAGGACCAGAGGCTTATCCCTTTCGAGCCGAACTGGGCCCAGAAGATCATCCTCCGCCACATCCACCAGGACCTAGAGGACGAACGCCCCGGCCGCTACTACATCCTCAAAGGCCGGCAATTCGGAGTCTCGACGCTGGCTCAAGCCCTGATGTTCTGCTGGGCCATCGTCTTCGCCCCCTCCAACTGCACGACGGCCGCCCACGAGACGGAGGCCACAGAAGAGCTGTTTCAGAAGACCAAGCTCTTCTATGAGACCTGGGGTCATAGACGCAAGTTCCGAACCAAGTACTCCACCCGACGCGAGATGACCTTCTCCAAGCTGCACTCCTCGCTCCGCTGCATGACGGCGGAAAGAAAGACTGCTGCTAGGTCTAGGACTGTCCAAGCTCTTCATGCCTCGGAGGTTGCGTACTTCTCCGACCCCGTGTCTGTGATGACGGCCTTCAACAACGCCGTCCCCAAACTTCCTCGAACCATCCAGATCCTCGAGTCAACGGCCAACGGCATCGGCAACTGGTGGGAGCTGAACTGGCAGATGGCGGCCTCAGGGGAGTCTGAGTACACCCCCATATTCCTGCCGTGGATGGCTCACCCCGAATGCATTCCCTGTTCAGGAGCCAGATGTACCGACGGGACGTGCGACATCTGCACCCAGGCCATACGAGAGCTCGGAGCTTTAGACGCAGAGGAGAAGGAGCTGTCCAAAAAGATCCCTCGCTGGCTGGGCTCAGAGCAGGTCCCCCTAGCCACAGACAAGGCCCATCTGGCCTGGAGGCGCTGGGCCATCGTCAACGACTGCACGGGGTCGCTAGACCTCTTTCATCAGGAATACCCCTCGTCACCAGATGAAGCCTTCATCTCCTCGGGGATGCCGGCCTTCAACCAGAAGTGGATCGAGGCGTGCTATAGACCCGAGCCTTATCAGAGGGGCCGGTTGGTCACGGGTTCGGGTCCCGGTGAGGTCAGATGGGTGGAGGACGCCAAAGGCCCCATCCGCATGTTCAAGAAGCCCGGAGCCGACCTCGAATACGCCAAATACTTCATCGGGGCCGATCCGACCATGGGCTCCTACGAGGGCGATTACGCCGCCGCCCACGTCGTCTCACGTCGCAACAGAGAGCAGGTGGCGGTCTGGGAGGGACGCATCAACCCCATTAACTTCGCCGACGAGTTGGCGCGTCTGGGGATGTTCTACAACAACGCCATGATCGCCCCCGAGATAGAAGGGGGAGGGATGGGAACCATCGGGAGGCTTTCCTTGATCTACGACAACATCTGGCAGCACAGACTTCCAGACCGATGGCCCGGCAAGCAGATGTCCAATGTCCTTTTGGGGTTCTCTGCGGGCAACTACAAGCGCAAGTACTGGTCGATATCAAAGCTCGGAGAAGACCTTGAGAGACAAACCCTCACCCTTCACGACAGAAGGACCTACGAACAGCTCCGGGCCTACCAGTTCTACGGAGCCCCCGGAGCAGCCGCATACGGGACCGCAGCGGCCAATGACGACCTCGTAGACGCTTTGGCCGTCACGGTGCTGTGCGAATCAACTGAACCGAAGCTGGATGAATGGGAGGTGACTCCCCGTCGTAGCGATGGCCTAATCTTCGGGGAACGGGTGGACCTGCGTGAGACGATAGGGGCCGAGTATGGGTGGAACTAACTGATGGGCAAGGTCTTCGATGTGAAGCTGTTCTGTGACACCTGCGGGATACAAGCTATCGATTCCGACCCGGATGGATGGTTCGAGGTGCGGAGAACAGGTCGGAGAGATTGGCTGAGACAAGAACTGTTCTTCTGTTCACCAAGTTGTCTCGCACGGATGGCGGAGATGGAACAGATCGGTGGCTGAAGACCACGTCGAACGTCTGCGCAAAGCTCTGAGGCTGGCCCTTGATGTCGTAGGCGTGTGTCAGAACACCGCAGATGAATCTAAGGCCCGTTCGGCTGCGGCGGAGCTTTCCAAACAGCTAGCCCAGGCCACCTGGGACATGACCGAGCACATCAAGCAGGGAAAGCCACGAGATGAGATCGGGGTAGCGGTTGGACGCAAAGCAAAAGCTCCTGAGCAAGGTTGAGTACTCCAAAGGCCACTGGCTGTGGACCGGAGCATTGAACAACGACGGTTATCCCCCTCACGGTGAGCACCGAAAGTCCTATGAACTGTTCATCGGCCCCATCCCTGAAGGCTCCGACCTGGACCACACCCACAGGTGCCCGCGGCATTGCATCAACCCCGACCACCTCAAGCCCGCCACCCGTTCCCAGAACCTCCACTTCGGATACAACCGCCGAAGGGGGCAGATGTCACCCAACAATCTCAGGATGGCCCGGTTGGTCCACGAGTCCGTGACGAAGAGGCTCAATGCCCCTGTATCCCCTTCACTGTGAAGATTGCGGAGCCGATGAAGAGCGCTACGCTCCGATTACGGCTGGGAAAGGGTCAACCTCTTGTGAATGCGGGGGGGTCCTTGCGCGTGTCTACACGGTCCCGGCGACTCCGACTCCGTTCCGTCCCCACTTCAATCACTCGATCGGAGCTTATGTCTCCTCTATGCGGGAGTTCCGAGACGGACTACGAAAGGGAGAGTCCGAGCAGAACGCCCGTGGACACGATGTCTCCTATGAGGTGGTCAACGCGGGAGATTCTGAGGCCCTGGGAGCCACCGAGGCCGGTCTGGAGCCCCGTAGAAGACTGCGTCGAGAGTTAGGTCTTGATGAACCGAAGAAGACGTATTTCCCCGGGTAGGCTCCTGGTCGCTTACCTTGGTGCCGTCTTCTCGCTGTACACCGTATGGCTCTGGTGGTTATGGAGGAACCTTCGTTGAACCCGGAACCTGACTTCACCGGCAAAGGCCCGGAGAGCTGTAGCGAGTGCGCCAAACCGGACGGGCGGATCACGAGGGCTATGGGGTTGGGCTTATGGGATTGCTCCGAGTGTGGAGCTTCGTGGACCGAACCGGCCGTTATCGAATACAGGGATGTGGACGGTAAGCCCCAAGCACATCGGAAGGCAGATGGCTGGAGTTGGGGTGTTGTTTTGATTCCGAAAAAGGACTCAAATGCCTGACGGTTGACCCTTCCCGCCGTCTCTCCCGACCCGGACGACTCAGCCACCCTCAACTTCGTCCGCGACCTGTACTCCGACGCGCGCTCCGAGAAGCGCAAGCTGAAGACCAACTGGGACCGCTACTACCGGCTCCTCAGGAACCAGTCCTGGTCCGAGTTCCGGCCCCAATGGATGCCCTCCCCGTCGTCTGCGGAGCTTTACCCGGGCTACGCCACCCTCGTCGCGTGGATGACCGACCAGGCCCCCTCGTTCATGGTGGCCCCCGAGGTCCCGAAAAACACCCAGGTCCCCCAGGAAGCCCTAGAGCAGAAATCCAAGGACATGAAGTCGGTTCTCCATGCCCGATGGGTTACCGGGGACTTCCAGACCCAGCAGGAGATGATGGTCCTAGATGCCTTGACCTTCGGGGGCGGGATCGCCAAGACGGGTTTTGACCCCGCCTCTGATTCCGGGAAGGGGGATGTCACCTACTCCCGCATCGACCCCTATTCGGTCTACCCCGACCCCCACGGCTCCAATGAGGACGACATCCGCTACCTCATCGAGGCCCGGGACGCATCGCTTTACGAGATACGCCAGCGCTTCCCCGAACGCGGCCATCTGGTGGAAGGCGAGGCTAGGACCGACTCAGACTCAAGACCTCGTATCCAAGGTCTAGAGATCGTCCCTCAGACCAACCTGTCGGCAACAGGTGTTACGGGGGACTGGCCGGGAACGGCTTCTCCGGGGATGCCGCCTCGCTTCGGACCTACCCCAGGAACAAGAACCGAGGACTACACCGAGACGGCACGACTTCTTGAGTGCTGGGTGAAGGCCACCAAACGGGTGACCTCCATCATCGGGGGGCAAAGAGCCGACATCGACATCCCCTACTGGCAGTTCGTGGCCATCGCGGGAAACGTCGTTCTGACCGAGGACACCTCGAATCCCTTCTCTCACGGGGGGCTGCCGTACATCCGGTTTCCACTAGCTCACACCGGTGAGTGGTGGTCCATCGCCATGACCGAACAGATACTTCCCGCCCTCATCGCCCTGAACCGTTTGCTGGCATCGCTTCAGATCAACGCCGAGCTCACGGGCAACCCGATCCTCTTAGAGGACGAGAGAGCCGGGACCCAGAGGACCAAGGTCATCAACCGTCCTGGCTCGAGGATCACGAAGTCTCCGGGTTCCGAGGTCAGATGGCTCGATCCCCCCAGAGCGGGACCCGACATCTTCTCGCTCATCGCCTACTACCGGGAGGCCATCGACAGAGCTTTGGGCATCTCTGCTGTGGCAAGAGGTGAGGCCTTCCGCAGACGTGAAGCCGCTGCTTCTGTGGACGCCGTCCAGGAGGCTTCTTTCGTGCGCATCCGCTCCATCGTGCGCTCTATGGAACGGGCCCTTTCTAGGGCTACCGACCAGATCGCCTCCAACGTCGTGCAGTTCTTCACCGAGCCGCGCAACATCGCTCAGGTCGGTCTTCAAGGCGAACTGGACATGCTGGCTCTGGGTGCCCGTCACTTCCAGCTACCGCAGATGAATCTCGAGACCCAGGAGCTGGAGAGCTACGTCCCCATCGACTTCAAGGTGTACGTCGAGGCCGGCTCATCGCTACCGACATCCCGTTTGGCCAAAGCCGCCGAGGGAGACAGCCTCTACCAGATGGGGGCGCTCGACCTATTGACGCTCCTTGAGGAGTTCCACCAGGTCCCCAACGCCAAGCACATCGCCCAAACGGTCCAGCAGCAATCTCTCCAAGCAGCCTTCACAGCCGCCGCACAGAAAGGCCAACGATGACGCTCGCTACGACCTCCATCCAGTTGTCTACAACACCGACGGCCATACTCACCACGGGGACTACGGCCTTCAATCTGGTGGGGGGTCACATCCAAGACCCCGTCCCCATCGCCATCGCCAATATGTCCACGGTCCTGGCTGTCTACATCGGGGGGTCATCGAGCATCACGACAGCCTCAGGAGCGTTCCCCATCGGGACTACCGGGGTTCTGTCGATGTCCCTTCACCGCTCCGATCCGGTGTGGGGGTTGACCTCGAACTCCACCGCTGAGATCAGGGTCATCGTCGGGAGGCAATAGGTAGCGAAGCCATGCCCTTCCGTACCGACAACGTCTTCAACCCTTCTAAGAAAGCGGGTTTCTTCGTTTCCCGTGCAGCCGCTGCCGCTGCACCTACCTCCTTCACGCCGACTGACATTGCGGGGCTGGCTGCTTGGTACGACGCCAACCAGGAGGTCTATGCGGACGATGCCGCTGTAACAACATGGCACGACCGCTCGACCAACCTTCGCCACGTAACTCAGACCACGGTTGCCCAACAGCCGGTGATGAAGACGACCGTGGTCAACGGACGCCGCATAGTCCGCTTCGACGGCACCGACGACACCCTCACCCGAACCTCAGCCTTTCTGTCCGGTCAGACGGGGAGCGTCTTCGTCGTCGGCAAGTCCGATACGGCGGGGTCGGGTGTGGTGTCTGGTTACGCCTTCTTATCGCAGGCTGATACCGCAGCTGCATCCTCGGCGGCTCTAACGCTTGACCTCGTCTCCACGGCGGCTGGGGAGATACGTCCTCGTGTTTTCGAGCGAGCCAACGGTGTAGCTGCGAACATCCTGCGAGGCAACTCCACGGTCACCACGGCCTTCCACATCTTCGAGTACCACTCGGCCGGAACCTCCTACGACTTCCGCATCGACGGCACGACCCAGGGTCTGACGACGGAGGCCGGAGCCAACGACGGGGCTTGGTTCGGAGACATCACATCGACGGTGGTCTCCGTTGGTGCGCTTCTTTACTCGCCCGGTCAGATCAACTTCTTCGATGGGGACATGGCCGAGATGGTCGTGTACGACGGGGTCACCTTGACCTCAGCCCAGAAGTCACAGGTGCGGATGTACCTGTCCTCCAACTACGCCATCGCGGCGACGACATGACATGTTCGTCCCCTCTCAAGGCTCCGGCTCTTTCCAGGCGGTCACCTCAGACTGGACACCTCAGGACGCCTGGTACTGGCCCAATGAGGCCACCGAGCTCACCCAGCGGTACGTGTCTTCTACACATCTGTACGTCGGTGGGACCCCAACGACCAACGACTCCCATGTGGTGGCGTCCTGGACGGTCCCTGCCGATCGCAGATGGGAGATGGGCTTCTGTCACATCCGCACACACAAAGAGGGCACACCACCGGGAGCCGGGCAGTTCACCGGGCTCTTCAACTGGTACTCAAGCGAGCAAGCAGAGGACACGGTCATGACTCCTGGAACTTCTCAGAACGAGGCCATCGCCAACCACCATCTCGGGGTGTGGTTACCGCCCGGAACCGTGGTGAGGGCGTGGCTCTACATCAACCCCGGTCTGACGCTTAGCTCTCTGACCTACGAGATGTCCTGCCTCGTCCACGAACATCAGAGCTGATGGCCGACATCCAGCAGACCCTTCACCTCTTCAGCTTCGGAGAACCCTCACCGGCCGACGGCTCGACTCAGGTTCGTATCAACCAGACGGTTCCTGCGGGGAAGAAGTGGTTCCTCTCCTTTGGTCAGGCGTACTGCGAGAAGTTCGCCGGTGCGGCACCGAATCCCGCTCAGCTCCAGGTGTACTTCACGACCGACCTCTCGGGATCACACCAGCGTTTCTTCATCTCGGCTCACGAGACGGGCAACGGCATCCACACCGTCAACGAGTTCGTAGGTGTGTGGCTTCCTGCGGGGAAACAGCTTCAGGGAAAGACCGTGCTCGCGACGGGCTCTACAGCGGCGGACTTTCGCTACAACATGAGCATGATCGTCCACGAGTTCAATGCATGAGCCTCTTAGCCCATGACGGTCCCGGCTATTACCGCTCGACGATCGGAGGCTCCCTCGTCGTCACGTCTACCGAGCGCCTTCTGGGACTCCGTGTTATCGCTATCGGTTCTTCCGGGAACGTTGTGGTGAGCATGCCCTACACGTCCTTCGCCGAGCCGATATCCGTGACGACCGTGATGCCCTTTGACTGGACGCCATCGTTCAAGATCACCAACTCGACCCTGACGTTTTCCTCCACGACCCTTGAGTGGTTCGCCGAGGTGGGATTTTGACCAAGGGCGGTAAGCGCATCTTCACCCGTCCGGTTGGAGGCGGCGGTGGTGCTCCGGGGGGTCCGGCTTCTATCGTCGTCGGCCCCGACTTCGGTGTGGCTACATCTGGCAACGTCCAGGAATCCGTGATGACGGCGCACTCCGAGATAACCGAATACGACCTGACCGAAGAGCAGACGTTCACGGACTACGCGCAGATCGTGGGATTCTCGCCCTCGATTCAGGAATCACAGATGTTGACTTTCGGTCTGACCAACACCTACCCCATGACCACCCACGAATCCGCCATCACTGTTAGCGAGTTCAACGTGAACGCCAAGAACGTGGTGAAGGATGTCTACGCTTCTACTCTCCAAGCTGCGGGAGTGTGCGTCGATACAGCCAACCACAACGGTGAGAACCTCCTGGTCGATGCGAACGACCGTGCTTACATCGGTTTCGATCTTTCAGGGTTCTCTCCGGTTGTCTCCGTGCAATCGGCCACGCTTCATCTGACCAAGGTTTCCGTTACGACGCTTATGGCAGGGACTATGAACCTGGTCGGAATCTCATCGCTCTTGGAGAACTGGACGGAAGCAGCGTTGATCTGTGCCAACGCCCCTCCCGCAGCGGGACCGGCTCAGTCTGTAGCCCTCTCGACCTCTACTGGTGCCGTGGCGTATCCCCTTGCTGCTTCGGCCGGGTCTTGGACGACGTATCTGGCTGGCAGGATGGGAACGACGAATACCGCGACCATCCGCATCGAGGGGATAGCGGCCGGTTCCACGGCCACCATCTACTCCAAGGAGGTGAGTGCGGTGGACGGTGCTCGCCTGTCGTTCACCTACCGGACATGAAGATCGGCAACCAGGACCATCGCATCCGCTTTCAGCAATGGGTCCGCCCTGGAAAAGAACAGACCGTAGAAGAACTCCTCAAGAAACTGTCTGAGGAAGGGGTCACAATCCTAGCGGTTGAGGGTGACCGCATCCTCATAACCGACGAGGAGAGTTGATGGCCCGCGTCATCTCACTTAGGGGCCTCGATGAAGCCGGAAGGCGTATCGCCGGGATCGCACCCTCGACGTTTGTTCAATCTATGGTCTGGGACAACTCCACGGGGGCAGGAGCGGCCTTCACGTCGAACACATCGGCCATCGGTGCTACCACCTTCATCGTGAACCTGATAACGGCTACGACCCTGGCCAACCAAACCATCCGCTACGAATCGACGTTGTCCACGGCCGAGCTCAACGGTCTGAACGTCGGGCGCATATCCCTTCACTTCGGGGCTACGGCAGCGGTAACATCGGCCTCAACAACCTTCTACGCAGGGGTGGACCAACAGACCTTCCAAAAGACCACGGAGTTCGCCCTGATATCCCGCCTTGAGATTCAGCAGAGAACGACATGATCGGCTCGATCCCCAACTTCGGCTCCAGGTTCCCAAGACAAACTCAGCAGACCGGTACGGGAACGTCCCCGGGCAACCTGTCCATCACGCAGTTCCTGGCATCCCTGGGTCAGCCCACACCCGGTCAGGCCCAGAACCCGCAGCCCCAAACACCCCAGCAGGTCACCCAGTTCTGGGAGACGGATATCTCGAGTCTTCTGGCCGACCTGCTCAAGCAGATGCAGGGTTCTCAAGGGACCGCCCGACAGGTGAACAATCGTGAGAGGGTCCGTCAGTCGGGCTCAAAGAGGACCGGGGATGTAATCTCTGGTCAGGTCGTCTAGGAGGCACCATGGCAGAAGCCGATAACCCACAAGGAACCCCACCCGTTACCCAACCACCGTCCACGGCGTCCACAACCCCGGTATCCACGACCCCATCCACGGCCCTGCCGCTGTCACCGAGCAACCAGTTCTTCCTCTCCCAGATCCTGGGGCAGTTGGTTCCTCCGTGGAGCGTCATGCAAGGTGCGCTGAACTTCATGGGACCGAAGTTCGGTCAGCGCTACGGGGGACTCATCCAGCCGGCCTACAACTGGGCCTTCGGTCAGGGATCCACGCTTGGACAAGGGGCCACACCGACTCCACCGGCTACTACACCTCCCGCTACGACTCCAACGACACCACCAGCGACCACCCCGCAGGTGAACCCGAACCTTCTGACCTCACTTCTTGGTCAGTTCGCACAAGGCAAGGGCAACCTCTCGTCGCGGGTGGCTGCGATCCGACAGCAGACCCGCAACCGTCTCACCCGATAGGAGGTCAGATGAAGTTCACCGCAGGAAAAGGCGGAACCCGCTACGAAGGCAAGAAGCGCACCGCATCCGCAGGTAAAGGCGGTGTGAGCGCTACAGGCCCCAAGTCCTCTGTGTCAGCGGGGAAGTCCGGGGTCGTGGTTGCTCTCAACCGCACCTTCCCCAACCTGCGTAAGCGGGTCAGAGGTCTGCGTAAGGCCACCCGAGCTTAGAGATGTCGAGGGGCCAACCCTCACCGGGGATCGCAGCAGCCCGCAAGCGAAGGGCAGCAAGACAATCTGCCCGCCAGGCTTTCTACGGCAAGTACAAATCGGCCTCGGAACGGCGTCAGGCCCGTGGCAGGGGCGAATCCGCGAGGGTGGTAGCGACACAAGGCGGCGGTTCTAAACCGCGCAAGACCGTGGTTCGCAGGTCCACAGGACGTGGTGCGCCGCAGATGAAGCTGATGAGTGCCAAGACCCCTGGTGCTGGCTACGAACCCGGTTTCCATGCAGGAGCACCCGTAGGACGTTCGCACATCACCGGAGAGCCTTTGTACGCCTACCGGGGTGGGAAGTTCACCATGGACGCGCTCAAGCGGTTGAGGCGAGCGGAGAAGGCTTCGGGTCAGCAGATCCGCTTCCACGACACCTACCGCTCCCACGCCGCCCAAGCTGCCGGACATGCAAGGAAGCCGGGGCTGGTCGCCAAACCCGGTCGCTCTGAGCACGAACGAGGAAATGCCTTCGACCTGGACCAGTCCTACTACTCAGGACCCAACGACCCGAAGTACCAATCTGCTAAGCGGGTTCTTGAGGCTCACGGGCTCAAGCAGCTGCCCAAAGAGTGGTGGCACTTCTCCACAACGGGACGATGACCTCCCCCGGTATCGCCGCAGCACGCAAGCGCAGAGCCGCCCGTCAGTCCAAACGCCAGAGCTTCTACGGGAAGTACCGCTCTGCTAGCGAACGCCGACAGGCTCGCTCCCGAGGTGAGACACCGAAGGTC